GATTACTCCCGCTTCGAAGATGCCATGGCAGGTGTTGCCAAACAGGTTGAAGGTGCACGGGATGGCAACGGACAGCTCACCCAGACCTATTACGACATGGGCACGGCCATCAAGAAGATGTCCGAAACTATTCCCATGGCGACTACCGATATCGCTGCGCTGGTGGAAGGCGGTGCGCGAATGGGCATCCAGGGCAAAGACGACCTTCTGGAGTTCGCCCGCGTCGCCGCCACTGCCGCGACGGCTTTCGAGCTACCTGCGGACCAGGTCGGCGAGAGCCTGGCGCGTATAGCCAATCTCTACAAATTGCCCATCAAGAACGTCAGCCAGCTCGGCGACGCGATCAACTTCCTTGATGACAATGCTATGTCGAAGGGTGGGGACATCATCGACGTCATGCAGCGTACGGCGGGTATCACCGCGTCGGTCGGCATGTCGTTCAAGGACGCAGCAGCATTGGGCTCCACCTTCCTCACGCTTGGCGCTTCGGCAGAAGTCGCGGGCTCCGCAACTAACGCGATGATCCGAGAGTTAGCGATCGCCACTCAGCAACCTAAGCGATTCGTCACTGGGCTTAAGTCGATCGGTCTTGAAGCAAAGGCGGTCCAGGACGGGATGGCGAAAGACGCAACCGGCACGATCAAAAAAGTGCTGGATGCGGTTAACAAACTGCCGAAAAACGAGCAGCTCGGCGTTATGACGCAGCTGTTCGGGAAAGAATATGGCGACGACGCGGCGAAGCTTGCTGCCAACATGGGGGAATATCGGCGACAGCTGGAGCTAGTGAATGGAGCAGACAACGCACCTAAACGTGATGGCTCGATGCAGCGCGAGGGCGATATCCGCGCAGACCAGTTGTCGGCCCGATGGGAAATGTCTCAGAACCGCATGTTCAACCTGAGCAGCGCCCTGGGCGCCACCCTTCGACCAGCACTGATCCAACTGGTCACCGGATTTAACGGTGTCCTGGAGCGGGTCAATGCATGGGCGACCGCTAACCCGGGGCTGGTGCTGGGCATCCTCAAAGTGGGCGCCGGCATTGCGGCACTGTCGATCGGCTTCAGCACGGTTGCCCTCGCACTGGCCACGACCCTTGGCCCTTTCCTCGCCGTGCGATACGGGTTGTCATTGATAGGGATCCGCCTGCCCTCTGTGATCGGGCTGCTGTTCAAACTTGGCTCGAAAGTACTGCCCTTTGTCGGTCAGGCATTCATGTGGGTTGGCCGCCTTTTCATGGCCAATCCAATTGGCTTAGCCATTACGGCCATCGCCGCCGCTGCGTATTTGATCTATGCAAACTGGGACAAGGTGAAGGCTTACTTCGTCAGTGCCTGGGCTGAGATCAAACTGGGCTTCAGCGGCGGGATCAGCGGCATCCTGCAGACGCTCGCCAATTTCAGCCCTATCGGGCTGATCTACCAGGCCTTCTCGGCGGTGATGAACTACATGGGCGTCGAGATGCCCAGCCGATTCACCGAGTTCGGGGGAATGATCATCGCAGGGCTCGTCAATGGCATCACGAACGCGATGGGTGCGGTGAAGACTGCGATCTCTGACGCTGGTAGCAACACTGTCGACTGGTTCAAGGAGAAGCTGGGTATTCACAGCCCTTCCCGGGTTTTTGCCGAACTCGGCGGCTACACCATGGCCGGGTTGGCCCAGGGCGTTGCTGAAGGTCAAAGCGGGCCTCTGGAAGCAGTCAAGGCCGTGGGCGAGCTTATGACTAAAGCAGGGACTGTGACCATCGGAGCCATCACCAACGCGGGCGCAGCGCTGAACCCGGCTGCTGCAATGCCCGGGGCTACCGCCGCCGCTCTGAACTCAGCCGCCTCCGTACCTGGGGCAAAAGCTGAAAGTGGCGGAATGCTCGATTCGATCATGGGCATAGGCAAACGACTGGCCCAAGTGGGCGCGATCGCCGTAGGTATGGGCGGGGCTCAAGGCGCGATTGCGGTCGACAACCGCCCGCCAATTGGTCCGACAGCAGCTCCAGCGGCGATGCAGATGGCGCCCGATCAAATCGTCATCAACATTCACCCCGCCCCGGGGATGGATCCCGCTGCGATCGCGCGAGCGGTGTCTGCAGAACTGGACAAGCGGCAGCATGCAAAACAAGCCAAGGGCCGCAGCGCCCTTTATGACCAGGAGTAAACGGACATGATGATGTCACTGGGCATGTTCATTTTCAGCCTCGAAACCCTGGCGTATCAGGAACTGCAGCGGCAGACAGAATGGCGTCACGGCTCGACTTCCCGTATCGGCACCAACCCATCACGCCAGTTCCTGGGCCGTGGGGACGACTCGATCAGCATGCCTGGAATTCTTCTGCCGGCACTCGCCGGAACCCCGCTCAGCCTCGACACACTTCGCGCAATGGCGGACACCGGCAAGGCCTGGCCGTTGATTGAAGGCACCGGCAGGATCTTGGGCATCTGGGTGATCGAGAACATCAGCGAGACCAAGACCTTGTTCTTCTCCGACGGCGCAGCACGTCGAATTGAATTCACCATCGCGCTCAAACGGATCGATGACGGCCGCGTCGACCTGCTCGGCGCTGGCGTCAGCACAGCTGGCAACATCTTGAGGAAAATCCTGTGATCGACCAGGCACTGAGCCAGATCGATGGCTATCTGAATGATGCGCAGGCCTCCATGCGGGAAGCGAAAGCCTACCCGCGTCCGATTTGTCGGCTGGAGGTCGATGGACGCGACATCACGGCGGCTATCGAGAAGCGCCTGATGAGCATTGAACTGACCGACAACCGCGGACTCGCGGCAGACCAGCTCGATGTCACGCTCTCGGATCATGACGGGCGTCTGGTCATTCCACCGAAAGGCGCAACCCTGCGCCTGTGGCTTGGCTGGAGCGATACCGGCCTGGTCGACAAAGGCTCGTACACGGTCGATGAGACCGAACACAGCGGCGCGCCGGACCAGTTAAACATCCGTGCGCGCAGCGTGGACATGAGCGCGGGCCTGAAGGTCAAACGGGAACGAAGCTGGCATAACGAAACGATTGAGTCAGTCGTGCAAGCCATCGCGGGCGCCTATGGCCTTGGCCCGCTGGTAAGCGCCGCACTCAGTGCGATTCAACTGGTGCATCTTGATCAGGCCAATGAATCAGACGCGAACCTGCTCTCGCGCCTGGGACAAGAGCATGATGCGATCGCCACAGTGAAAGCCGGCAAGCTGCTGTTTATGCCGATCGGCAATGCAACCAGCGCCAGCGGACTGAACCTGCCGCACATCACCCTGACCCGCCGGGACGGCGACCAGCACCGGTTCCTTCAAGCGGATCGGGATAGTTACACGGGCGTTCGGGCGTTCTACTACGACGTCAACAGCGCGGAAAAAAAAGAGGCGATATCCGGCGGCGGGGACAATATCAAGGACCTGCGGCATTCCTACACCGACCAAAAAAGCGCGCTGGTCGCCGCCCGGGCCGAGTGGAATAAGCTGCAACGGGGAACGGCGACGCTCAGCTATTCGCTGGCGCGTGGTCGTCCGGATCTAACGCCGGAGCTCACCTACTCCCTGACAGGGATCAAGCAGGAAATTGCGGACATTATCTGGCTGGGGGGCAACGTCAAACACAGTTTCACGTCGGACTCATTCACCACGAGTCTTGAACTTGAATCGAAGTTGCCAGATGGCGACGAGGTAGCGGAGCTGGCCGACGATGCCAAGGACTACTCAGGCATCGTCGCGTGGTACCGCGACAAGAAGAGCGGAAAACAGCAAAAACTTACCGAGGGTGACCAGAGCAAGCCAAAACGGCTGACGCACCTGTATGAGAGCAAGGCTTCCGCACAGCGTGCGGTGGACAGAGAGTACAAGCGGCTGCAGGCGAAGAATGGTGCAGCTACCACAGGAACCCCAGCGTGATCAGCTGGGGCGCGGGACATTGGCCTGGAGTTACTCCGTATCGGCCATCATTTCCGCCAAGCGTCGTAGATGGCTCTTGTCCGTCTCAGACATTTTTCGGTACATGCCAAGCAAAATGCACTCCAGCTGCGTCAGCTGAGGTGCGGAACACTCCCTGTCCCGAACGTCCTGTTCAAGTTGCTCCAAAACGCCTCGATCCAACATGCTCAATACTCCTTAAAGCCGCAGAGCATCGGCGAAATCGAGATTTTCTGAAGCACCAGGTGAGCACTCTTTCGCATGGTAGCGCTAGATCGAGTGATGCAATTTCACACCAGAGGAAGCGTGCCCTGCGACTCTTTCGCTGTCATTTCGGCGAGGCCAGTTGCGATCCGATGCACCACAACTTGATCACCAGGACTCAGCGAACGGAAACAGCTAAGCACTTCGTTTTCGATAGTGGTCTGCGTT